GGCGGGAGGAAATCCTCCGGCGTTGTTCCGGGGGGCATGGGGGACGTCACCGCGGTACGGTATGCGCACGATGTGCGCTGGTGCGGCGTGGCCCAGCGCGACCGGGGCGAGGGCTGGCATGTGATTGAGGAGGGGCTCAACGGCCGCACGACGGTGCGTGACGACATGTGCCATCTGGACACTAATCTCAACGGCATCCGCGCGTTGCCGATGCTGCTCGAGACTCATAAGCCGTTGGATGCGATCGTGATTATGCTGGGCACCAACGACTGCAAGACGGTCTTTAGCGTGGGGGCTGCCGATATCGCTGACGGTGCCATGGCGCTGATTCGCACCGTCCGCGCGTTTCCCTGGACCGAAGCCGCGCCCTGCCCGCGTATTCTGCTGATGGCGCCTATCAAGATTAAACCGCAGATCGCCGATGTGTACATGACCGGCTTTGACGAGCGCTCCGTCGAGGCCTCGGAGCATTTTGCCGAGTACTATGCGTATGCTGCTAAACAGTTTGGCTGCGACTTTTTGAATGCCGCTGATTTTGCCGAGCCGGGCGATATCGACTATCTGCATATGATGCCCGAAAGCCATGAGAGCCTGGGTCACGCCGTGGCAGCCAAGCTCCAAGAGATGCTCGGAGAGTAGCGCGACCCCAAACCACCGCAAAGGGGGCGGGCGCCTTTGCGGTGGCTTGGGCTGCGAATCTTAATACTGCCACAACTAATGGCGTGCCATCTACCTGCGGCTTTGCGTGGGAATATCCTAACTTATCCCAAGCGCGTCGAAGGCGGCGCGGACGACCTGCTCGGCGGTGGGCCGGATATAGTGCCGTCCCGACACGCCGGGGAGGGCGTGGCCCATCAGCATCTCTATGAGGTCCCACGGCAGGCGAAGCTCGACCTCCGCTATCGTACGCCATGAGTTGCGGAGGTTCGACCACGGTATGTGCTCGATGCCGCGGGCGGCGCAGAGTTTCCGCCAGCGGTTGTTGCAGATGCTCCGGTTCATGGGAAGCCCGTCGCCCCGGTCGCTCAGCCATTCGCGGCCCTCGGCGGCGCGCGAGGCCGCTATCTCGACAAGGCGGTCGGCGGCCTGCGGTAGGATCACGACGGTACGGGCGGACTTGGCGGTCTTGAGGGCGCCCACCGGCTCGGTGCCGGACTGCTGCATCTGGCGGCAGATGTCGGCGGAGGCGAGGACGGTGCCGCTACGCTCCCAGCGCAGCACCTCCTCGGTGCGCACGCCAAGCGACTCGCCCGAGCGGCAGGAGCCGAAGCACGCGAGGATGAACGCGGGCTCCAGGGGGTTGCCGCGCAGCTCGTCGAGGACGCCCAGGGCCTCGTCGAGGGTGTAGACGCGCTTTGAGCGCTCGCGGGTCTTGCGGGTGGGCATGGTGTACCTGACGCTGGCGGCGAACGGGTCGAGCGGCAGGCGGATGAAGGTCGAGACGCAGGCGTAGACCTTGCGCAGGGTGAGCAGGGCGGTATCGGCGGTGGCGGCGGGAAGTGTCAGCAGCCAGTCCTGCAGCTCGACGGCGCGCAGCTGGTCGACGGGCATTGCGCCCCAGCGGGGCCCGACGTAGTTCCTCCACGAGCGCAGCACGAGGTCGCGGGTGTTGGGGGCGAGCGTCCCCGCCTCGACCTGTGCGGCCATCTTGGGGACGAGCCACGTCTCGTAGGCCTTGGCTATGGTGGGCACGGGCGCGTCGTCGGCGTGCTCGACGTGGATGCGGTCCAGCTCCGCGCACGCCTCGCGGTAGGTGCCGTACACGGTCTTGGTCTTGCGCCTGCGGCCCTGCGGCGTGTTCTGCATCCAGCGCAGGACGTACTTCTTGCCGCGCCTCATCTCGGTCACGGAGCCCCAGACGCGGCGGCGCTGCTTCTTTGTCATATAATCAGATCCGTTCAGATCGCGGGCATATTCTCCGTTTCGCCCGGCTCTGACTCCGGCCCCGTCTCACGTTCCAAAGTGCAGGGGCCGTCTCCTTAGTCTCGGGGCCGCGGCATCAGCCTGAGGTCCCGAGATTTTTCGCTTTCATGGGCATCACCTCCCTAGATGTAGACGCATGGGGTCTCACCCTTGCCGGCCCCCAATCTCCACAACGTGTTCGGTTTACATTTCGCTGCGATGGGGCGATAATCGGGATAGCTCATCCACCGTGTGTGTGAAGGAGTCCTCTGGAGGCGCCCAAACAGCGCCTCCTGCTTTTTCGGCGTGGTTTCTCGCCATCTCGCGTTCAATCATCTTCCTGCTGTGGTCGTTGTCGACGTAATACGCGGTTATCAGCAGGCAGTAGTGCTCTCTCGGCTCGAATACGACAATGTAGCTCTCTTCCTCAAGGTAAAACTTAATCCGTTCCCTTATCTGGGTGCCATTGCGGCTCTTCCTTGCGCGATGCTCCGCCTTCCAGGCTATAACGCCTCCGCAGCCGGGACTTTCGGGGCACCTCTCGGCATTCTCGATGAACGCCTTCGGCCATCTGATGCGCCTGCACCTTTCGAGATCTGGCACACGGTCCTCTGGCAGACCCGACTTATGATCGTAGTCCCTGCAGGTAAGGTGCCAAAAGGCCTCGGCCCGTCCCTCCAGCATGGGCTGGTACCGTATCTTTACCGGTTTCCCGTGGTAGACGGGCCTGCCCTCGATGAAATCACGCCTGAACACGCTGTAGACAAGAGCGTCGTATTCGCTCCAGGGACGCGAGCTGTCCCTTTCGACTAGGGGCGGTATCCAGCAGCAGTTCATGATGTGATTCCCCCGGCCTGCCAGACCAGCAGGTTCATCTTCTTTTCACTGAGGAGCGAGGTCTTGACGAGAGAGAGGCCCGACCTCTGGATAATTCTATTGATGAGCCTGATTTTCGTGACGCTATCCGATGGCATGATGGCGTCGTGGTTGTGGCGATACGCGATGGCGCCGGTAAGGATGTCAACGAGTTGCATCAGCTGGACCTCGTCGGAGCGTATGGGCTGCACCCTCCTCACGATCTCATGGTTGAAATCGTACGCGTCGTTCGCGAGCACGTTCTCGAGCTTCTGGGCGTTTCGCCCGGAATGGGTGTCCTTTATGTCGATATAGACGTAATACCGCGCGTCGCGGGAGAAGATCGTCTTCAGCATCGTGAAGTACATCTTGTAGTACCAGAGGTCATGGTCCTGGTTGAAGCGGGCGTGGTCCAGCTTTGATTTATCGGGAACTACAAGACCCCTGAAGTGCAGGTCGTCGTCATCGAAGAAATAGTCGATGATGTCGACGTAGAGGCCGTAGTTGCATGGCGACACCTTCGTCCACTTGACCTCGGCGCCCATCCCGATGCCATGCTTCGCCTTTATCTCCACGAGGCGCTTGCTTATCTCCCTGACTTTCGATTTGGGGCACCATACCGCCCCGAGCGACATCGCCTTGAAGCGATCGTGCTCGAGATGGCAGCTCTCGTCGCAGTAGACATTAAACTCCTCGCCGCCGAAGGTAGCGCCGTTTCCCGATTCGTAATATGCCCGCACGCCATCCAAAGCTAATGGCCTCATGCGTCCCACCTCTTTTCCGTTCCTACTACCTCTCGTCCCGCTCGCCCATGTACCAGACGACGCGGCCCTTGCAGACTACGGGCTCGTCGCCCGGCCCGGCGAGGATGTCGTCGTACTCGCCGCTGTGGCTGTCCGCCGTGAGCATGACCGTGGAGCGGCCCCGGGTGTAGTTGCGCACCACGGCGCCGTAGTCGGACGTCTCGGCGAGCACCGGCTGGCCGTTGACCGGCTCCATGTCGGGGTCGACCAGCAGCAGGGCGTCGTGCGGGAACCGGTTGTCCATGCACCCTCCCTGGGCGTGGACCATGAAGCCGCGCGGGTGCGCGTCGGCGATGGAGGCGGGGACCTCGACCTCGTCGGCGAGGTTCCCCTCGTCGCACGGCTCGCCCATGTGGGCGAAGCCCAGCAGGGGGACCATGCGCGAGGTGCCGCTGATCGCGGTCTCGGTGGCGTCCTCTCCCATGAGGTCGGCTACCGTGGTGTCGAAAAGCTCGGCGAGTTGCTCAAGGTTCGCTTTTCTCGGCATCGACTTCTCGGATTCCCACTGGCCGATGGCAACTCGAGATACATCGAGTTTGTCGGCTATTTCCTGTTGGGTCAGTCCGGCTCTACTTCTGAGCCGGCGAAGGTTTTTACCGATTTCCATGGGCCTCTCCTTGCCTATGTATAACTTTACTTATCATTTTAGAAAAGAAAACTTTTCATTCTAGAAAAGTTTTTGTTTACACGATGCAAAGAAAGACTTACTATTAGTTCAGCAAGAGAGAGGAGGCCACTTGAATACCCTGCGAGATGTTCGCGAGAGCAAAGGGGTTAAGAAAGTCGCAGTTCAGCGGATGTTGGGGGTTAGCCAACCGACCTATGACCGTTACGAGCTTTATCCCGGAGAGATGCGAGCCAAAGACCTCGAAAGGGTCCTGACGTTCCTCGGCATCACTCGCGACGATATTTTTTTGGCAACAGAGGAAAGTTAAAGTTTACATCCAACGAAACGGAGAGAACCATGAACGAGAACTACATCGACATCGAGCTGGGCGGCTGGAACGTCCCCGAGGCCATCACGGTCGAGGCCGAGCCCGCCGAGGCCCGCGACTTTTCCGACTTCGAGCTGTAGGGGAGGGCGACATGGGAGACGTGAAGATGCGCCGCGAGAACATCAGGTACGAGGCGCGCGGGAAGTCCTTCGAGATCGAGTGTCCGAGCGGCTTCTCGGGCATCGAGGCCATCGTCTGCTGGTGCGACGCCGGCGGCGGCTGGCACCATGAGGCCTTCGAGTCGTTCCTCGACGCCCGCGGGCGCCTGGACGGGCTGATGCGCGGCGACGAGGCGACCATGTGCTTCGTCGAGCGCACGGTGGTGATGAACAGCATCGACGCCATCGACCCCGGCATCCAGCCGGTGGAGGTCGGCATCGCCGCGGGCGAGTGGGCGCTCTATCTGCGCAAAGGGTCCCGGGATGAAGCCCGCGGCTAATTAACTTCACAAACGAAAAGGAGAAAGACATGATTCAACTGATTATCGGAGCGGGTCTGGGACTCGGCGGCGTGGCCGCCGCCGTCGCCATCAAGCGGTATAACGAGGCCGAGCGCGAGAGGGCCGCCGGGCCCGCGGACTGTTGGGGCAACAAGTACGAGGCCCGCATCGTCTCGCCCGCGTGCGCCCTGCCCCTCATCCTTGTGGGTGCCGTCATCGCCGCCACCGCCTGCCTCTACACGCAGGACACCGGCGAGGTCTGCGTCATCCGCAACCTCGGCGGCTCGCTCGCCGGCTCGACCTCCGAGGCCGGCTTCCACGCCAAGGCCCCCTGGCAGGACGTCGTGACCTACGACGTCCGCAACAACCTCATCAACTTCTACGGGGACACCGACTACGAGGTGGACGGCGGCTCCTACGAGGGCAAGCAGGTCTCCATCAACGACAAGTCGGGCGCCAGCGCCAACATCGACATCCAGGTCAACTACTCCCTGAACCCCGACGCCGCGCTCAGCCTCTACAGCGAGTACGGCACGCAGGAGAGCTTCGTGGAGAAGTACATCTCCAACGACGTCCGCGCCGTCACCCGCGAGGTCTCGGGCGGCTTCGACACGGTGACGATGCTCACCGACCGCTCCCAGTTCACCAAGGCCGTCCAGAAGGCCCTCACCGAGAAGTGGAAGGGCATAGGCCTCACGGTGGAGCAGGTGAGCGTGCAGGACGTCCGCTACCCGAAGAACATCACCAAGAGCTACAGCGAGGCGCAGGCGGCCGAGGTCGCCAAGCAGAAGGCCCAGAACGAGCAGGAGACGGCCAAGGTCGAGGCCGAAACAAAGAAGATCGAGGCGCAGGGCGAGGCGGACGCCAACGCCGTCCTCGCGGACTCGCTCAACGACCAGGTCATCCAGCAGCACTACATCGACGCGCTCAAGAGCATCGGAAAGGACGGCAACCTCGTCGTCGTGCCCGAGGGCTCCCAGCCGATCGTGGGCACGAAGTAGGGGCGGTGGCGATGTTGAACCTTATCCATGCGGTCGTCCGGGTCTTCCTCGACGTTCTCGCGGTCGCGTTCGTGCTAGAGCACACCCGCGAGCTTCATGAGAAACATCGCGAGATCAACGACGCGCCCAAGCAGGTCGCAGGCGTCGTTGATGAACCCGGCGAGGACGATCGCGGCGCTGATGCGAGGGTGCCGCTCGACCCAGTCGACGAGCCGCACGAGTAGGGGGCCCGCTGGTTGGACGTGCTTCGGGCGATATGTCTGGCGTCTCCAAATCATGGCCCGAAGCCTACCGCGTGTATAACGCGGACGCGCGGGTGTTGCCGCTCAGGCAATACCCGCGGGCCCCATCCCCGGGGCGGCACCGTTGCCTCGCGGCTCTCCGATAACCATAGCCGCGGGGACGTTCCCTACCGGTGCCGTGCCGGGGGCGGGGCCCCGAAAGCAAGCGACAAAAAAAGAGCCGCCCGGTGTGGAAAGCGGGGACGGCTCCAGACCTGAAAGGAGGTCACTCATGGATTCTAGCAGAGCCAAGACGTTCCAGCAGATGGCCGACGAGCTTGGCATCCGCCACAAGCTGATGTACACGCTGCGCGAGGCATCGAGGGTGACGGGTGTGCCCTACGACACGCTGCGCATCGAGTGCAAGGCGGGCCGCCTGCGCTCGCAGCTGCCCGAGGGGCGCAAGGTGGGGCGCATGGTGCGCCCGGAATGGGTGGAGCAGTGGATCGAGGAGGGAACGCATGGCATCGAGGCTGCTTAGGTGCGCTGCGTACATCGCGCTCCTGTTCGCGGTGTACGCGCTCATGCCCTACGTCCTGCGGGCGATGCTGCTCGCGGCGGATGGCATCCGCGTGGCGCTCGGGATGGGGTCGGTACTGTGATCGGCAGGCGATTCGCGTTCACCGTCCCGTTCGTGGCGGGCAAGCAGCGCCACAGGCTCGACCGCAGGCACGCCCGGATGTACACGCCAAACGAGACCATCCGCAACGAGGCCGCCATCCGCGACGCGGCGCTCGGGGCCATGCGGGAGGCGTACCCGGAGCTCAAGGGGCTGCTGTTCCCGTTCAGGGTGCCCGTCGCGGTGCGCATCGACGTGTACGAGCCGCTGCCCGTGTCGAGGCCGAAGCGCGTCACGTCGGAACCGAACACGTTCAAGCCGGACGCGGACAACATCGCCAAGCTCGTGATGGACGGGATGAACGGGGCGGTCTGGGGCGACGACAGCCAGGTGGCCGAGGTCCACGTGGTCAAGTGGCCCCGTCGGCGCGGCATCGAGCCGCACATGGACATACAGGTATATCGCGGCTGGACAGACCCAGCCGAAGAGAAAAAGTAGAAACGGAGAATGAAATGAAGCGAAAGGCATTCAAGGAGCTCATGAGGCAGGCCGTGGGTAACGTCCTCATCAACACGGAGCTCAACGCCGAGGCGCTCGAGGAGAAGGTCGACCCCGCGGTGCTTCGCGGCGTCGCCTACGGCATGGCGGTCGCGCCCGTACTGATGGACGAGGAGCCCATCGAGTTCGACCGCGACTTCCTTGCCGTCATCATCGCGTACGGCAAGAAGTGCGAGGACATCTACGCCGAGAACGGCGCCGTCGCCACCATCTCCAAGATCTACGGATGCGAGGTGAGCGTCGATGAGTAGCGAGATTATCGAGTTCAAGGACGATGCGGGCATGCCCGTCAAGTTCACCTCGCAGGACATCCGCGAGCGCCTGTGCCCCAACGCCACCGACAGCGAGCTGGCGCTGTGCGTGGAGCTTTGCAACCGCCAGCACCTCAACCCGTTCACGCAGGATGTCTACCTCGTCAAGTACGGCAACGCCCCGGCGAGCATCATCACGAACTACCAGGTGTTCAACCGCCGCGCGAACAAGCAGCCGAACTACGGCGGCATCGACAGCGGCGTCGTGGTGCTCCGCGACGGCAAGGTCGTCAAGAAGAAGGGCTCGGCCGTCTACAAGATAATCGGCGAGCAGCTAATCGGCGGATGGGCCGAGGTCAAGTTCACGGACGGCAAGATACCGGCCTACGCCGAGCTGGCGCTCACCGACTACAGCACCGGCAAGAGCAACTGGGCGAAGATGCCCGGCGTCATGATCGACAAGTGCGCCAAGGCCGCTGCGTGGCGCCTTGCCTACCCCGACGAGTTCGGCGGGATGTACACGGGCGAGGAGATGGACCAGAAGGTCGCGCAGGACATGCGCGCAGGTTCTCAGACCGTCGAGGCCGAGAGCGTCGAGCCCGTGGTCGACCTTCAGCCCGTGCGCGACCTGTTCAAGCCGTTCATGGCGGCGACTGGGCTCGACAGCGCCGGGGCCATGGCCGCCATCTGCGCCGCCGTGGGCTGCTCGTCGGGCAACATGCACGACATGACGCTCATGCAGGCGCGCCGCGCGGCCTCTTGGATGGAGGAGGAGATCGCGGCACGCAAGGCGCAGCCCGAGCCCGCCGTCCCCGAGCCGGAGCCCGCGCCCGTCTATGAGCCCGCGCCCGCCGAGTATGCGACCGACGACGACCTGCTGGGAGGCTTCTAATGGCAGATGAGGTTTTGGCGGTGGGGGCCGTGCCGCTCGAGGAGGACTTCGACACTCTGGTGGCGTCGCTCGCCATCGACGACACGCTCGAGGACAAGCTGGCGAAGCTCAAGAAGAACGTCGATGAGAAGCTGGCGGACTACGCGGACGTCAAGCGCATCGAGAAGGACGAGGACTTCAAGGCGGCGAAGAAGTACCGCGCGGCGGTCAACGACGTGAAGAAGCCCATCGAGGCGCAGCGCAAGGCCGCGAAGAAGAAGTACAGCGACCTGCTCAAGACGTTCGACAAGACCATCGGCGAGATAACGGCGCCCATCGACAGGCTCTCTGATGAGTACAAGGCTGAAATTGACCGATACGACGGCGAGTGCAGGACCCGCCGACTCACCGCGCTCAAGGGCCACTACTACGACCTCGCGGGCGAGATGGGGCCGCTGGTGCCCTACGAGCGCATCGCCGACGACAGGTGGCTCAACGCGAGCTTCGGCGAGGTCAAGGCCAAGAACATCATCGAGCGCCGCGTGGGCGAGCTGCTGCACCAGTTCAAGTTCGTCAACGGCCTCGACTACGCGGACGAGTCCGAGAAGGCATGGGCCGTGGCGTGGTGGACGAGGACGCTGCCGATGGACTCGGGCGAAGTGGCGGCGGCTGTCGCCGCGCACCGCGAGGAGGTCGCCAAGGCCGCCGCGCTCGCGGCGACCTACGAGCAGGCGACGGCGCCCGCACCGGAGCCCGAGCCGGAGCCCGCGCCGCTGCCACCCGACCCCGAGCCGCTGCCCGCCGAGGAACCTGAGCCGCCCTTGGGCGTGCCGAGGTGCGTGCGGGTGGTCCCGTCGCGCCACGAGCCGGATGCGGCCGAGAATGCGGCCCCAGTGCCGCAGAGGGGCTACCGCGTTGTCATCGAGTGCGCCACGGCGGACGAGCTGCGCCGCGTGAGGGCCGTCATGGTCGAGAACGGCATCCACGGACACGTAGAGAGGATGTAGGACATGGAGGAGAAGAACCTGCCGCCGCTCCGGACGCCGGAGCAGCGCAGAGAGGCGATGGCGAAGGCCGTCCACACGCGCCGCGAGCGCGCCGCGTTCAAGGCCGCCTGCAAGGCGGGCAACATCCCGCCCGAGGCGGCCATCGAGGCGCCCATCGCGGCAAAGCTCAAGGTCGACGAGTTCGCCCGCTCGTTCCCGGGCATCGGCCCGGTCACGGCGCAGAAGATCGTCGAGGCGTGCCATATCCGCGACGGCCGCCGCGTGAGCGGCCTGGGCTACATGCAAGGGCTGCGCCTCGTCGAGGCCATCAAGGGCTGCATGACCGCAAAGGAGGACGGGCAGTGAGCATCAACCGAGTGAACATCAGCGGCAACCTGACCCGCGACCCCGAGCTGCGCGTCACCGCCGGCGGGACGCAGGTCCTGTCCTTCGGCGTGGCGGTAAACGACCGCCGCCGCAACGCGCAGACGGGCGAGTGGGAGGACTACCCCAACTTCGTCGACTGCACGATGTTCGGCAACCGCGCCGAGGCCGTGAGCCGTTTCCTCGCCAAGGGCATGAAGGTCGCCATCGAGGGCAAGCTGCGCTACAGCTCATGGGAGCGCGACGGGCAGAAGCGCTCGAAGCTCGAGGTTATCGTCGACGAGATCGAGGTCATGGTGCGGCGTGAGGGGCAGACGCAGGCCCAGCCGCAGCAGAGCCTCGCGAACACGGTGCCCGTGCAGCCACAGGCGCAGGCCGCGCCGCAGTGGAGCGCCCAGCAGGCCTACGCCGCGGTCCCGCAGTCCGAGTTCTACGACGAGGACGTGCCGTTCTGATGAGGCACGTACCCGACATCATCCGCGACCACTGGGAGGCGGCCCTGTTCGCCGCCTCCTTCTCCGCGGGTTTCCTGTTCTTCTCTTCGCTTCTATGGGGGTGGTTCTGATGGCCTTCACCGTGTTCGACAGCTTCGCCGAGGTCTACGACGACTTCGACGCGAGCGACCCCGAGGACCTGCGCGACCGCGCGATGCTCGCCGACGCGATTATGATGTACGGGCTGCACGGCGTGGAGGCCGACCTCCCGAAGCACCTCCGCCGCGTTTTCAAGGCGATGAAGAACGCCATCGACAACTCCAAGGACGCGCGCGGCAGGGGCGGCAAGGGCGGCCGCCCGCGCAAGAAACCAGTTTCCGACAAACCCGAAACGCAGGTTTCCGAAAGTGAAAACCTAGGTTTTTCAAACGGGAAACCAGTTTCCGACAAACCCGAAACGCAGGTTTCCGAAAGTGAAAACCCTAACCTAACCTGTCCTGTCCTGTCCTGTCCTGAACTGGATTGTGCTGAGCTGTCCTGTGATGGGGGCGATGCCCCCGCCGCGCCGCCCGAGTTCGAGCCGCCGACCCTCGATGAGGCCCGCGGGTACTTCGGCGCCAACTGCCTGAGCGGCGACCCGGACGCCTTCTGGGCCTACTTCGAGTCTCAGGGCTGGGTCAAGGGCAACGGCCAGCCGGTGAGCAACTGGGGCGCCCTCGCGCTCGACTGGTCCAGGCGCCAGAAGCGCATCGACGCCGACGACCGGGCGAGGGGCAAGCCCACCGCCTCGGAGGTCGAGGCTGCCACGTTCAAGCCGACGAGGACGCCCGAGCAGATGAGGGCGGAGCTCGAGCGCAGGTGGCGCGAGGAATATCCGGGCATCGACCCGGCGAAGGTGAAGGCCCCGAGGGGGACGACCGCCGACCCGGTGGCGCTCAAGGCGTACCAGGACGCGCGGCGTCTGCTGGATGCGAGGGCCGCATGCGAGAGGAGGGCGTCATGAGCTTGGACGCCGAGAGGAACGAGAACATGGGCAGACCGAAGGGGTCTGTGAGCATCTACGACGACGGGCCGCGCAGCGCCCGCTGCGAGACGTGCGGGTTCTGCGCCGTGAGCGAGGCGGTCATGACGGCATCCGGCGAGGGCCGCAAGCGGTACACGTGCATGCGCTGCCCCGACTTCGTGCACGCCACGCAGGGGCTCGCGAGGTGCAACTACTGGGAGGCGCGACATGAGGGCTGAGTCGTGGGACAGGCGCGGGGGCTACGTGCTCGTGTGCCGTCAGTGCGGCAGGCGGTTCCGCACGGCGTACAGGAACCAGAGGTACTGCTGCGGGTGGTGCGAGAACGTGGCGCGAAGGGATGCGAGCAAGCGGCCCGTGGACGTGTACCTCGGAACGAGGAGTGAGTCGGGCCGAGAGGTCAACGCCATGCGTGCGGCGCTGGCGGAAGGGAGGCGCATCTGATGCGGGACGGTTACAAGTTCGAGTTCGGGGCGCTCGATGAGCCGGATGCACCCAAGGTGCAGGCGCTCAAGCCGCTCGAGGAGGCGGCCGAGGTATACGGCGCTTGGCAGGATTGCGACGACATGCGCTTCAGCCCGATCATGACGGCGCGCAGGGAGTACCGCCAGAACCTCATCGACGAGTGCATGGACGTGGTCCAGGCGGTCGTCAGCCTGCTCGACGCCGAGGGGTTCACGCAGGAGGACGTGGACGCGGCAATCGAGCGCTGCAACGAGAGGAACCGAGAGAGGGGACGTTTGTGATGGAGACTTTGGAGCAGATCAAGGCAGACGCGGTCGAGGTGTTCCATTTCGACCGCGAGTGCAGGCCGCAGGACAGGGCGCACGCCTATCTGGGGAAGTATCGCGTCAGGCGCGGCTACAACGACACAGCGATGCAGGTCGCGGTGACCGACATGATCGAGCGCGCCTACGAGGCGGGAAGGGCGGAGGTCGCCGGCGCGAACCTCGTGCAGAACCTGCGCCGCCAGCTGACGAGCATCGAGGCGACCGTCGGGGATGCCATCGACCTGCTCGACGAGAGCGTAAGGGGGGCGGACTGCGATGAGTGACTCGAGGGTCGGCGGCTACCCGATGGGGGTGACCGACGCCGCCATCGAGCGCCACTTCGGCGGGGCCTGCGAGCCCAGGATGTGCGGGAACTGCAGGCATTTCTGCAGCAGCGACATCCACGTCGACTACGGCTACTGCCACCTCGGGTTCGAGCGCGCCTACGACGTGGAGGCGCCTGACCGCAAGGAAGGGTTCTGGCGCCTGGCGAAGTGGGCCGTGGCGTGGCTCATGGAGAACCTGCTGTACTGCGAGGACGAGTGCGGCGAGTGCCGCGACTACGAGGAATTTGAGTGATGAGTGTCGAGCTACCAAAAGACGCAAAAGGCCGAGAGATCCCGCTTGATACCGTGGCGCTGTTCAACCGTGACGGGAACGTATACAGCATCGTGCGCTGGACATTCACCACGGACTTTGATTTGAGTGACGGATGGTCGAACAAATGGCGTGCGATTACCGACCGTGGATTTGCACTCGATCCGGCACTCGTGTACCTCACCACACCCGACACATGGGAGAAGTTGGAGGAAGACTTGGGCAGGGGCTCGGACGCGCTGAATTACGAGGCTTGCGCCTATTTTGGCAAGAGTGCATGCGACTGTTCATCGTGCATCGCCGACAAAGGCGAAACCTGCGAAAGGGTTGTCATGCATGACATTGCAGATCGCATCCGCAAGCTGAGGGGTGATACCGATGCCTAACGGCTGCGTATTCTGCGGCAATCCGCATTTCAACTTCGGTGATGACGAGGAGGGCGTCGAGATGTGGATTAACGAGCCAAACGACGGCGAGCATGTCATTGTCGTCGACCCGCCGTACGCATGGAGCATCCCGATTAACTTCTGCCCGTTCTGCGGGCGCAAGCTGGAGAAGGTGAAGGCTGATCGGCCACTACGATGCGCTTTGCGATTTGGACAGCTGCGGGACCGATACGTGGCAGAGATTGGCAGACTTAATCGACCGCCCGACCTGCCACGACCTTGTCGAGCACAAGCAGGATCCGTTCATCCCGGGCAAGCGGATGGCCGACGGCTACTTCCACTGCTCTAGCTGCGATTGGAGCGGACAGCTCTGGGAGTACATCGGCTTCGGAGACATGCTGGCCTTTGAGCCTGTTCACTGCCCGAAGTGCGGGGAGAAGATCGAGTGTCGTCGGTGAGTTGGTCACCGGCGCTTGATAAGGTTCTGCCGTGGCGGGCGAGCTTTAGGGGGTATGCGAATGGCGTGTAGGCAGCCTGTAGGAGATGGGCCAAAAGGCCCATCTACAAAGTCAACACATCCGTTGAGGGACGAGTGGGCGCTCCGGAAGGGGCGCTCCTCTTACGTCCTTTGGACGGACGAGATGATAAGGCGGATGCAGGCGCACCCGGAGCGCACGGCGGCGGAGATCGCGGCGGACCTCAGGGTGACGCCGAGCGCCGTGAGGCACGCGCGGCAGCGGTACGGGCGCTTCTCGACCGGAACGGATGGGCTGTGCATCGTGTGCGACGCGCGGCCCGTGTTCGACACGTCGGCGCAGGCGAAGAAGTGGAGGCTGTGCAAGGGGTGCTATCTGGCGGAGAGGAAGAGGCGGCTCGAGGAAGAGGCGGAGAGCAACCGCATACGACAGGCCGCGCACAGACGGCAGAAGCTGGACGGAGACGTTTGAGAGGCTGGCCGAGGTGATCAGAATCAAGTCGACTAAGGTCGAGTAGCCGAAAGGCCCCGGGAAACCGGGGCCTTTTCTTTAAACGTTACCCCCTTTTTACGCTCGTGGGCAAACGCACGTGCTTGTCCACGTGCGTAAAAAGGTGGGAACGTTCGCGTTTCCATATGGCTATCTACCAGCTGAAATGTGATTTTGTGGCGGGAAAAGGGCGTGAAAAACTGACCAAGGAGGGTATCGAGGATGCCGTCCGCCTGTGCCGTGCCGGAATGACCGACAGGGACATCGCCGCATATCTCGGGGTCGCACGTGAGACCTATAGCCGCTGGATCAACCACCCCAGAACAGACAATCAGCGTCAACTGTGTCACGTTCTAAAAAAGGCCGAGGTCGAGCGCAAGGCGACGCTCGTGGGCCGCATCATGGACGCGAGCAGCGACAGCTGGCAGGCGGCGGCGTGGCTTTTGGAGCGCAAGTACCCGCAGGAGTACGCCAAGGCGCAGCGCATCATGGATACCACCGATACGGCAGTGCTCAAGGCCGCCAAGGAGCTCGTGCTGTCCGTGCCGTCCTCAATCGGCGGGGACGAGTAGCCGATGCCGCTCACGAGGATGCAGCGCGAGTACCTCGCCAACTGCACGCACCGCTACAACGTGAAGTGCGGGGCGACGGGCTCGGGCAAGAGCTACGTCGACATAGCCGTGACCATACCGCAGAGGCTTCTCGCCATGAGGGGCGAGGGGCTGGCGGTGATGATCGGGAACACCCGCTCGACGCTCGAGCGCAACATCCTCGAGCCGATGCGCTCGCTCTACAGCGAAGACGTCGTCAGCCAGATCGGGCGGGACAACACGGCCCAGATATTCGGGCGCAAGGTCTACTGCCTCGGGGCGGATAAGAAGACAAGCGTATCCAAGATTCAGGGCGCCACGTTCGAGTGGGTCTACGGCGACGAGGTCGCCACGTGGAGCGAAGACGTGTTCCAGATGCTCAAGAGCCGCCTGCGCTGCGAGCACAGCCGCTTCGACGGCACCTGCAACCCCGACAGCCCCAACCACTGGTTCAAGCGGTTCCTCGACGGCGACAGCGACATCTACAGGCAGGACTACACGATCTGGGACGGTGCGCTGGCACCGGATGTCATCGAAGCCCTCATCAAGGACTACGGCAGCGGCGTGTACTACGACCGCTACATCTTGGGCAAGTGGACGTTGGCCGAGGGTCTGGTCTACCCCGAGTGGGAGGGTGCCCTCGAGAGCCGATATACGGGCAGCGCCGCCAAGTACGCGGTGTCTTGCGACTACGGCACGCAGAACGCCTTCGCGGCGCTGCTGTGGGCGTTTGACGGCCGCGTGTGGCACGTGGTGGACGAGTACCGCTACTCGGGCCGCGACACGGGGCACCAGAAGACGGACGCCGACTACGTGGCCGACATGGCCGACTTCGTGCGCGGGCTGGGCAAGCCACCCACGTTCATCATCGACCCGAGCGCCACGAGCTTCATCGCCGCGATGCGGCAGGCCGGGTTCAAGACCAAGAAGGGGCGCAACGACGTCGCGGACGGCATACGAGAGACGGGGGTGTGCCTGGGCAACGGCACGGTGCGCATCTCCGATGCCTGCGCGGGGCTGATAGGCGAGCTCGGCGGCTACTGCTGGGACGCCAAGGCGGACGGCGACAGGCCCGTCAAGGTCGAGGACCACAGCTGCGACGCGCTCCGTTACGGCGTGGCAACACTGCGCATGTACAAGCCTGCGAAACGGCAGGTAAACCCATTTTTTGAAGGGAGGTAGCGGCTTTGTCTAAGGGGCCTTTGGTGACCGATGGCGACCTCAAGGCGGCGGCGTCGGCGACGGCGTTCGCGGCCGATGCCATCGAGCGGCACATGTCGAGCGAGATGTACCGCAACGCCGTCACCGCGAACGAGTACTACCGCCAGCACAACGTCACGATCAACCGTTTCGTGCAGAAGATCTACTCGTGCTCCGGTGCCGAGGCCGAGGACTTCACGGCCTCGAAGCTAAGGCTGGCGAGTAACCTGTTCAAGCGCCTAAACGTCCAGCGCTGCACGTACTCGCTCGGTAAGGGCGTGAGCTTCGTGGACGTCTCGGCGGGCGGCAAGGACACGACCAAGGAGGGGCTTGGCGACCGCTTCGACGACGACGTCATGGAGATGGGGCTCAAGGCGCTCATCCACGGTGTGTCATTCCCGTTTTGGAACCTCGACCACATCGACGTGTTCACCGCCGATGAGTTCTGTCCGGTGTGGGACGAGTACTCGGGGGCGCTATACGCCGGCGTGAGGTTCTGGCGGCTCGACTCCGACCACCCGTGGCATGCGACCCTCTACGAGCAGGACGGCTACACGGAGATGGTGTCGGGCGGCAGCGGCTTCGACTTCGAGGTGGCCGAGGCCAAGCGCGCCTACAAGGTCACGTATCAGGAGATACCGGCGGACGGGATGAAGCTGGCCGTCGATGCGGAGAACTACTCCCGTCTGCCAATCGTGGCGGTCTGGGGCAGCGACGCGCACCAGAGCACGCTTGTCGGCATGCGCGAGAGCATCGACGCCTACGACCTGATCAAGAGCGGACTGGTGAACGACACGCGCGACTGCGCGCAGATCTACTGGCTCATCAACGGAGCCGGCGGCATGGACGACAGGGACCTCGACCTGTGGAGGGCGAAGCTCAAGCTGACGCACGTGGCCGAGGTCGACGCCGAGCAGGGGCAGTCCGTGACGCCGTACACGCAGGAGGTGCCCGTCGAGGGCCGCAAGGAGACGCTGGCGCAGATCAAGGCCGACATCTACGAGGACTTCGGCGCGCTGGACGTCCACACCATCGCGGCGGGTGCGACCAACGACCATATCGACGCGGCATACCAGCCGATGGACGAGGAGGCCGCCGAGTTCGAGCGCCACATCCGCGAGGGTATCATGGACATCCTCGCCCTCCAGGGCATCGAGGACACGCCCGTGTTCACGCGCACTCGCATCAGCAACACCAAGGAGCAGGTCGAGACCGTGTGCCTGGAGGCCGAGTGGCTGGACGAGGAGACGATCCTGCGAAAGCTGCCGAACATCACGCCCGACGAGAGGGCGAAGATTTTGGAGCGCAAGCAGCGGGAGCAGGAGGAGCGCATGGCAGCGCTGCCGCCCGCCCTGGCGGCGAACGCGAAGGGTGCCCAGGAGGGCGACGAGGACGAGGAAGGTGATGAGTGATGGCGGCATTGCAGGTGCTTGACGGCGAGCTGTGGCAGTGGGACACCGGGCGCGAGGTCGAGGTTGTCGGCTGCGAGCAGGTGCATTTCGCCAAGTCGACCACGGGGACGTGCTACACGGTTGCGGTGGCCGACAGCAAGGCGAAGATTCCCGACGAGCTGCTCCAGGCGGCTGGGCGCGTGTACGCATGGGCCTACATCACGGACGAGGCATACGGCGGGCGCACGCGCATCGAGGCGCTCTGGGACGTAAAGAGGCGAGCCAAGCCCGCCGAGTATATCTACGAGCCGAGCGACCAGCGCACCATCAAGGACGCGGAGACGGCGCGAGACGAGGCCAAGGCCGCGCAGAAGGCGGCGGAGGCCGCACGCGACAAGGCTGTCGCCGCCGAGGTCAAGGGGGCACGCGCCACGACTCTTGCCTCGGGCTCGGAGGCAACGGCGGCGATGGAGGGCAACGTGCTGGTCGTCGGCGTGCCGAAGGGCGACGCGCTGAGATATAGCGACCTCACCGCCGAGCAGATCGCGGAGCTCAAGAAGCCCGCGACGGACGCGGCGGCTGGCGTGAACAAGGTCAACAACGAGTTCAAGCAGCTCAAGACTTCTGTCGAAACGGCGGAGAAGGGCCGCGCCGACGCCGAGGCCGTGCGCAAGGAGAAAGAGACCGAGCGCGGGCAGAACGAGACGGGGCGCAAGGAGGCTGAGGCCGGACGCAAGACTGCCGAGCAGAAGCGCGAGCAGGATTCGACCAAGGCCCTCGCCGACGCGCAGGCGGCGCTCAAGGACGCCAAGACGGCAGCCCTGAACTACCAGTCGATTATCGACTCGGCGGCTGCCGTGACGGCGCTGGGACTCAAGAAGGTAAACGGCAAGATTTGCCAGATGCGAAAGGTAGGTGCCTAAATGGCCGATACGCAGGCAACCGAGCAGGCAACCGAGGGGTTCGAGTACGCGGACCCGCTGGCATCGGACAAGGCGGTGTGGGCGCTTGTCGGTGCGGTGAAGAATCTGGGCGACCAGAAGGCGCTCGAGCGCGACGCCTCGACGGGCCGCTACTCCAACGAGAGCATCGCCGCGATGGTGGACAAGCACAAGACGGGGCTGGTGTACACGTTCCTCATCCCGGCGGGCAGTCCGACAGACATCCAGCCGATGAGCGCCGCTGCGAAGCGTGTGGCCTCCACCGAGTTCGTGCCTGCGACGGCGACGAGCGCGGCTGTCGACCCGTTCGACACCGAGGGCGGCCCGTGGTTCCACGTGTCCGCCAACGCCGGTGCCGACGCCGACGGCATGCCGTGGGTCGAGGCCATCGACGGCGTCGACTACGGCTTCTCGCGCGTGGACAACGGACACGGCAACAACGTCTACGAGATCGCGCCGGTTGTTTGGCAGGCGGTCGAGGTGCTGACGAACGGCAACCTGCTCGTCTCGTGGTCTGACAGCCGATTCAGCGGCTCGCAGCCGAACCCCAAGGCGTTGCTGCCGGACGGCACGCTGCGACCGTACATGCTGACGCCGACATACCCCATGAGCATCGACGCTGAAGGGCGCCCGCGCTCCGTCTCGGGCGCGAAGGTCGCCAACCGCACGACGTCGCACGACTCGCTCGTCGACCTTTGCAAGACCGCGACCACGGGCTACTCGGGCATGAGCGTCTACGACCAGTGGTATATCAACTTCCACCAGTTGACCAAGACGCTCTGCAAGTCCTCCCAGGTGGACTTCCCGGGCTGCACGGACTTCAACATCCAGGTCCACCCGGCGCTCGCCGAGACGGGCGTCACGCGCGTGGTCGTCACCGCCGAGCAGGCGGCGAAGATTCCCGTGGGTGCGTCGATGATGTACGGCACCGACACGGGTACCACGTGCCCAGACCGAGGCGCCGCGGCCGCATACGACGTGTTCGACGGTGCCGTTGTCGGCGGCAAGGAGACGCTCGCGGACGGCAACGTGGCGCTGCTCATGGACGTCGCCAAGGCGTTCGACACGACCGTGAACACATGGCTTCAGAGTGCGCCGTGGAACACGGGCAACACCGATGCCCTCGTGGGCGACGGCCAGGTGGCGAAGGACGGCAAGCATCCGTTCAAGGTCGGCGGCGTCGAGACGGGGCTGGGCCTGTGGGAGTTCATGGGCGATACGCTCTTCGTCTCCGATGGGACGGGCTTCGGTATCGCGGTCAACCCCGACACTCGCAATGAGAAGAAGAACGCCGTGGCGGACGGGGTGACACCGACGGCAGCGTGCATGCCGACGGCGGACGGCTACATGCTCGACATCCAGTTCGTCAACGGCCTCATCTTGGGCAAGGGGCTCGGCGGCTCGGCGACGACCGGTGTCGGCGACTACTTCTACTTCGACACCTCCGGCGGCAAAGTCAAGGGCACAATCCGTCTGGTTCTGTTCCTCGGCTCCCTGTGGTACGGCTCGCTTGCCGGTCTTCGTTTCGCGGGCTCGGGGGACGGGTCCGGTGGGGCCTCTTGGTACTTCGTCTCCCGGCTTTCTGCTACGGGCCGTAGCCGGGGTGAATCAGGGCGTAGCCCTGAGAGGGGGCTGGCCCCCTCCTAACCCCAAACAGGGATTCACGGTGAGGGCGGCGCTGGTTTCTGGTTCAGTTCCTCGGCAACCTGAGGAACGGCTCGAATGCCGGTCTTCGTTACGCGAACTCGAGGAACAGGTCCGGTAGGGCCACTTGGAACTTCGTCTCCCGGCAATCTGTCTATAAATCTCTACTCGCACCGTGTCTACCGCGCCCGCCGCTTTCTGGCGGGACGCGGCTCAGCCTGACTCCTTTGAGTGAAATTTGTCCGCAAGGCTCACGGGCTGGTAACCGCAAGGCGAACGCTCGTATGACAGACAGAAAGAGCTTTGATCTATGAAAACCTACTGCAAGGGCCTCGAGTTCACGCGCAAGAGCGTCGTCGAGGCCCTGCACCGATGGAAGAAAAGCGACTCCGGCAAGGAGAACGGCTGGCGCGTCGCCGACGAATACGGCACCGAGACGGCGTTTGTCGACCGCATCTGGCTAGAGCTCTCGACCGAGACGCTTACGTTCGAGCCGATTCGAACCTACCTGAAGCACGACCCGAACAACGGCAAGCTGCGCGAGATAAGCGTCGAGAGCATCAAGCGGCAGGTGTGCAACTACCTGTGCGTTGGGGCACTCGAGCCGCTCCTTGCCGCCAAGGTCGGTTTCTGGCAGGTGTCGAGCGGCGTCAAGGGCAAGGGCGCGGCGCTGGGGATGCGCAAGCTCAGGCGCGCGGTTCACCGCTTCGCCTACCACCTACACGTCGACATCCGAAACTGCTACGGCTCGATGCAAACGGCGATAGTGGAGGGTCTGGTGGCGCGCTACGTCAAGAACAGCCAGGTCCTCTACCTGCTCCATTCGCTGCTGTCGACGATGAACGGCGTCCTTATCCTCGGCAGCTACCTGTCGCTTCGGTTGGCGGCGTTCGTGATCTCGTTCGCGTACCATGCAGTCGAGGAGGCGGCGAAGGAGCGGCGCGGCAAGCGCGTGAGGCTCGCGGGATGCCAGGTGTGGTACGCCGACGACGGCTATTTTCTCGGCAACTCAAAGCGCTCGCTCAGGAAGGCCGCGGCCATCGCCGCGCGCGTTTTGGGGCGGCTAGGATTGTCGCTGAAGCCGTGGAAGGTGAGGCGCAACGGCGCCGAGCCCATCGACTTCGCGGGCTATCGCATCTGGTGCGCTCGCGGGCGCCGGGTCGACTTGCGAAAGAGGCTCTGGAAACGACTGCGACGCGCGTTCGCGCGCTACATGCGCAGGCGCACCGAGCGCTTGGCGAGGCGCGTGTGCTCTTACTGGGGCTGGCTGAAAACGGCCGTCATGGAGCACCAGATGAACGTCAAGCGGTGCATATTCAACGCGGCGAGGGCCGTGGGTTAGGAGGAAAAATATGGTTGTGAAGTCGGAGCGAACGGGCGAGAGGCCCGAGACGGTCGAGATCGCGGGGACCGACGTCTGGCTGCGTCGCGGCATCTCCGAGGGCGAGCGCGAGGAGCAGGGAGGCGAGGGCGGTTCCGTCAAGGTGAAGGTGTTCACCTATGAGGAGCTGCACTTCACCGACCCGACTGGCGAGCTGACGGTCGAGGGCGCAAAGGCCGACTTTGACACCGTCTGGGCGGCACACGAGGCGGACGGCATGAGCATGGAGGAGCAGATCGCATCGCTCCAGCAGCAGGTCGCCGACTCGCAGGCGGCCCTTCTCGAACTCGGCGACATCGTTGGAGGTGAGTAGCTTGGCGAAGATCTACTACCGCGCCGTGAAAAGCGGCAAACGCACGCTCGAGAGCGTTCCCGAGCGCTGGCGCGACGAGGTACGCCAGATGCTAGAGGCAGACGGCGAGTAGGGAAGGGCCCCGGCTTCGGTCGGGGCCCTTTTCCGTTATGCGCGGGCGACCATGCGTGCCGACGATTGGAGGCGGCGCATGGCGAAGGATAGCGCTCACGAGTTCTCAGACGCCGAGATTCGGGCGTTCGAGCGCGAGGTGGCGGGAGTGTACGGCGAGGCGAGCAAGACGGCCTACGCCGACCTCAAGCGCTATCTGGCGCAGTTCGAGGCCGACGACGAGAAGATGCGCGAGCGTCTCGAGGACGGCGAAATCACCAAGGCTCAATACAGGTCTTGGCGAAGCGGGAAGATCGCGGCGGGCAGGCGCTACCGAATCGTCCTCAAGCAGTGCGCCGAGGCCATGACGCATGCGAACGTCGTCGCAGCCGCCGCCATCGAAGGCAGGCTGCCAGAGGTCTACGCCGAGAACTACAACTACGGCACGTGGCAGGTCGAGAGCGCCGTGGGCGTTGACACGGCCTACGCACTGCAGGACGCGTCGACCGTCCAGAGGCTGCTCACCGACCACGACAGCTACCTGCCCAAGCCGTCCGTCAACGTCGCCAAGGACATGGCGTGGAACCGCCGGCTCATAGCCAACCAGATCACGCAGGGCGTGCTGCTCGGCGAGTCGATACCCAAGATCGCGAAGCGCATCCAGGACGTGGCGGGGTCCAACCGCGCGGCGGCGTTGCGCCTGGCGCGGACCTCGACGACGGCGGCGGAGAACGCCGGGCGCGTCGACAGCTACAAGAGGGCCAAGGGGCTCGGCATCAATGTGCAGCAGGAATGGGTGGCGACGCTCGACCTGCGCACGCGCTCGAGCCACAGGAAGATTGACCGCGAGAAGGTCGAGGTCGGCGAGAAGTTCAGCAACGGGTGCCGCTATCCCGGCGACCCGGAGGCGCCGTATGCCGAGACGTGCAACTGCCGATGCACGCTGATTGCGTGCTGTGACGGGCTCGACGTGCTCGACGGCGAGCGTTTCAGCCGACTGCCCGAGGGCATGACCTACGAGGAATGGAAGGCGGGCAAGCCCGCCGTAAACGGCACCAAGCCCGCGAACCGCACCATCTCCGAGTTTATGGAAATGCCAGGAACCAAGCGCAAGCTGGATATGGCAGGCGTGTCCAAGACCGAGGCGCGAAAGCGGCTCTCGCGGCAGCTCGAGGACTACGGCATACCGTCGAGCGGGTTTAGGAAAATGTCGGCGGGCGACCAGCAAAAGGTGCTGGACTCGGCGCTCGGCACGGTCTACGAGAGCGGCGGGAAATCGAGAGCTAAGCCGGTAGAGCACTCAATGGAGTTCGCGGTGGATATGGGGAAGATCGCGAGCAGGGACTACAGGGCAAAGGTGTCTAAAGCCGTCGGCAAAGATGCCGCGGACGGCGTACATGCGAGCATAAGACGCATCCTCAGCCACCGAGGGGGCACGAACGGCGAGGACCTTTACGCCATCGACTTGTCAACGGGCAAGACAATCACGAGCTGCGTTAACTCGACCATCGGCAGCACCGTGGTCCCTCCGGCGAAGTTCGGCAAGAAGGTCGAGGCGGCAATCGGGGACGGTCGGCGCGTAGTGCTGCTCCACAACCACCCGGCCTCTGGCATCCCTAGCGCGGCTGACCTTTTGGCGGTCGGCGGCAAGGGCTGCGAGATGGGGATAATCGCAGCTCACGATGGAAGTATCTACACGTTCGAGAAGGTTTCCGAGCCGGATGCGTCCTATAATGTCGATGAGGTGAAGTACCTTAGAATCCAAAGGCTTTACGGCGGCAACGAGGACAGGCTGTTTCGGGCGATTGAGGAGAGGTTCGGTTTCAAGATTGAGCATCATGAATGACATACTCAACGAAGCCGTTAGCTATCTCGACGGAAGAGACGACGTCGACGCTATAGGTCACGTTCTCGATTCCAAGCCTAAAGCCGTTCAGGAGCTATGGCTTAAAGAGGCCAAATACGACGACGAGAATCGTAGGGAGTACTACGAGCTGTTTGGCCCGGATAAGTTCGAGGATGCTCTTGAAGCCGATATAGTCGAGATATTCGAAAGCGAACTAAATAACTAGCCAACAGGCCCCGCCACGGCGGGGCTTTTTTCATGCCGCGTGACCGTGCCGTGACACTGCCCGCAGAGAGATTGGGGCAGGCATGAAAGAGCTATTCACTTGTGCGAACTGCGGCGACTGCGCCGTAAAGCTGGGCTTCGGCTTCACGTTCCCGGATACCTACATCTGCACGCAGCGCGGCGACGAGGTCGAGCCCGACGACGGCTGCACGCTCGGGTGCGAGGGCGTTCCGGTGCAAGCCATCGAGGCCATCGAGGCGGACGTCGACGGGCGCGTTGGCTACGGCTGCGAGGTGCTCGACTGATGGCTTACGGGCTCGTCGGCGGCGTCGGCGACCACGGCCGGCACGGCACCCTCATCACCGAGGAGATCGTAAACGCCGCGAAGCTGGATACCGCCGAGTGCATCGAGATACGGCAGAACAACATCGAGCAGGTCGAGAAGGCCCTCCTGCGCGCCTATAAAACGGGCCTGGAGGAGATAGGCCTCGTCGCGGAGGGCTACGCCAAGGCGACGTGCCCGGTCGACACGGGCAGGTTGCGCAACTCCGTCACGCACCTCCTCAAAGGCTACGACTGCTTCATCGGCACCAACGTCGAGTACGCGCCGTACGTCGAGGAGGGGACCTCCCACATGAAGGGCAAGCACTTCCTGCGCAAGGCGGCGACGGGCCACGGAGACACGTACCGGGCGATTCTCGAGAAGCACCTGAGGAGTGGCGCGTAGGGCCGCGTTACTCCGTTTGGATACTCACCCTTGCCGCGAGGTATTGCGGCGCGGGCCCCGCCGAGGCAATAGGTGGGAACCCGCCCATTCCGAAGCAAGGGAGATTCTGTTGGCACTTACGCGAAAGATGCTCAAGGCAATGGGCATCGAGGACGAGAAGATCGACCAGATCATCGACGAGCATGCCGAGAGCGTGAACGCGCTCAAGGCACAGCGCGACGAGTTCAAGGAGGCCGCTGGCAAGGCGGACGGCTACAAGAAGGAGCTGGACGTACTCAAGGCCAAGGGCGAAGGCGCGGGCGAGTACGAGGAAAAGTACAAGGCCAAGTGCAAGGAGCTCGACGACTACAAGGCCGAGGTCGCTGGGGAAAAGGCAACAGCCGAGAAGCGCAGCCTGTACCGAGAGCTGCTCAAGTCTGCGGGCGTCGACCCCAAGCGCATCGAAACCGTTCTCAAGGTCTCAGACCTCGAGGGCGTGACCGTCAAGGACGGCGCTATCGAGGACGCGGACAAGCTGACCGAGGGCATCAAGGCCGACTGGGCCGACTTCATCGCAACCACGACCGTCAAGGGTGCCGACGTGGCCCACGCCCCCAAGGGCGAGGGCGGCAAGGACATCAACGAAATGAGCACCGCCGAGTACATGAAGTACAAGGCGGAGCAGAGAGGCTAAGGGGATTCTATGTCGAACACCATCCTTACACCCAACATCATCGCCAACGAGGCGCTGGACGTTCTGCGCACCAACGCCGTCATGGCCAACCTCGTCCACCGCGACTACTCCTCCGAGTTCGTCGCGGGCGTGGGCGACACCATCACTGTCCGCAAGCCCGCCACCTTCGAGGCCAAGGAGTTCACCACCGAGGTTGAGGTGCAGGACGCCACGGAGGGCAAGGTCCCCGTCAAGATGGACAAGCTGCTCGACGTGACATTCGCCGTCACGTCCAAGGAGCTGACGATGGGCATCGTCGACTTCTCCGCGCAGTTCCTCGTCCCGGCCATGCAGGCCTTCGCCGACAAGATCGACGGCTACCTGCTCGCGCTCGAGAAGGACGTCACGAACCGTGTCGACCACACCAAGGGCGCCATCGCCGTGGCGGACATCATCGCCGCCCGCAAGTTCCTCGTGGACGCCAAGGCACCCTCCACGGAGCGCCGCTTCGTCTACGGCTCCCAGGCCGAGGCCGACCTACTCAACACCGAGGCGTTCACCAACGCGTCCGCCGTCGGCGACAACGGCACCGCCCTCAAGGAGGCATCGCTTGGCCGCAAGTACGGCCTCGACTTCTACTGCGACCAGAACGTGCAGAAGACCACGGCAGAGACGGCCAACTACACGCCGTCCATCGCGTTCCACAAGAACGCCTTCGCGCTCGTGACCCGCCAGCTCGAGATGCCGCTCGGCGCCCCCAAGGCGTTCTCCACCTCCTACGACGGCTTCGGTCTGCGCGTCGTGCAGGGCTACGACCAGAAGACCAAGACCGACACCGTCTCCATCGACATGCTCTGCGGCGTCAAGACCCTCAGCCCCGAGCTCGCCGCCGTCATCACCGATAAGCGATAGGCGCAGAGATGCTCGAGCAGGTGCTTCTGTCGCTGCGCAACTGGTTCGTCGCCGACAAGCGCACGGGGCGCGTCCGCATCGAGGACAGCCGCCTCGTGCCGCCCGCGGGGCTCGACCTCAAGGAGGGCCAGTACATCCGCATCACGGGCTCGACGTTCAACGACGGGTTGCACTCATGGCCCTGCAACGGCCTCACGGACGAGGAGTTCGTCGGCACCGTCTGGGCGCTCGCCATTCCGCAGGCCGTGGTCGACCTCGCTGACGAGATCGCGGCGTGGCAGACCGAGCACGTCAAGGAGCTGGACAGCCCGTACGCATCCGAGAGCTTCGGCGGCTACAGCTACACGCGCGTCGGCGGCGACGGCTCGCCCATCACGTGGCGACAGCAGTTCAAGGCGCGTCTCGACCCTTGGAGAAAGCTGTGAGCCGCCTGTACGAGCGCATGGCGGTGGCGTGCACGAGGCTCGTCGCAAAGACCGAGCCTGACGGCGAGGGCGGCTTCAAGACCGTTTTGGCTGTCGGCGACGGCTTCACGGCGGCGATCGTGCGCGACAGCTCCACGGCCTCGCGCATCGCGGAGCACGACGGCGTGAGGAACGTCTACACCGTGACGACCGCCGAGCCGCTGCGGTACGGCGACCTCTTCCAGCGTGCGTTCGACGGGCAGGTATTCCGCTGCACGTCGAACGCGGACGACGGCGCCGCGCCGTGCTGCGCGTCGTTTGGCTTCGGCCAGTGCAGCGCGGAGGAGTGGGAGGTGCCGGATGGCGACTAAGGCGGCAGCGCTGCAGGCTTGGCTCGAGGGCTTCGGCCTTCCCGTGTACCGCGACTCGGCGGTGCCGGGCGAGGCGAAGATGCCCTACATCACCTACCACCTGCCGACCGCGGCATTCCGCACGCCGTGCAACCCCGAGGTGAACCCCCGCTTCCGTACATCGTCCGAGGCCCCGCCTCACGCCAACCCCCCCGAACCCGCCCGGGCCCCCGCGCTGTCCGGCGTCCTGCACCCGTCAGACCGCG